GCCAATCACCAAAGCAACTAACGAAGCAGACCTAAGCGTTGAGCTGGTTAACGGGGCCAAGATCATGCTGTTTGGGTCGGACAACGCTGACGCCATGCGGGGATTAGGTTTTAACGGGGTCTACCTTGATGAATACGGGGATTTCAAGCCAAGCGTTTGGGGCAACGTCATAAGACCTTGTTTGAGTGATCGCCTCGGTTTTGCCGTTTTTGGGGGAACGCCCAAGGGAAAAAATCAGTTTCACGACATTTACAGGGTGAGCCAGGCTACGCCAGATTGGTTTTTGTTGAGGCTTCCGGCAAGTGTTTCTAAGCTCCTGCCAGACACGGAACTTCAAGCAGCCCGAAACCAACTCAGTCAAGACCAGTACGACCAAGAATATGAATGCAGCTTTGATGCGGCTATTCTGGGTGCGTTTTATGGCCAAGAGATGCGCCAAGCCCAAGACGAGGGGCGAATCCAAGACTTGAAGTTTGACCCTGATGCAGATGTATTTAGTGCATGGGATTTGGGTTACAGAGACGATACCGCGATTTGGTTTTACCAAATAGTCAGGGGTGAGATTCATGTGATGGACTACTACGCAGTCTCAGGCGCATCCATCGAGGAAATAGCCAATGTTGTAAACAGCAAAGGCTATCGGTACACCAAGCATTTTCTACCGCATGACGCTAGGGCTAAGACGCTGGCAAGCGGTGGCAAGTCAATTGTTGAGCAGTTGGCTACGCACTTGGGTGGCATGGGAAAGTTGGCCATCGTGCCCGAAATCGGGATTCAGGATGGAATTCAAGCGGTTCGCATGATTCTTCCCAAATGTTACTTTGACCCGATATGCGATGAGGGGTTAGAAGCACTTAGACAGTATCAAAGGGAATATGATGAGGACAAGAAAACATTTAGGCAAAGTCCAAGGCATGACTGGTGTTCACACCCTGCGGATGCGTTTAGAATGTTAGCCGTGGCCTACCGTCAAGACAAAAGAGACGAGCCGCAGCCCAAAGGAAAAACCCTGCAAACGATCACTTTGGATGAATTGTGGGACTTTGAAACGACACACAAAGAGGAACGGATATGAGCCAACCAGTAGCAGAATGCGGTGGATACAAAAACATCACAGCAACAGGGGCGGTCAGCACCGGCCAATGTCAACTAATCGGTTTTTACGTTAACAACACAAGTTCAGGCACTTTGGTGCTTCGCAACGGTGGCGCAAGCGGTGATGTTATGTCTGGCACGATCACTCCAGCAATTGGATTCCATCGGTTTCCGGCTAACGTAGGAAATAGTCTTTATGCGACTGTTGGCGGCACGTTAGATGTGACTTTCTTCTTTGCGGCTTAATATGGCATTCGACAGCTCCTACGCAGACCAAGAGGCTTATGAGGACGATCAAGGCCCGTATTGGCATGACCAGCTAGAACAAGCCCAAAAAGTCTTTGACAAATGGGAGAAGCGCGGCAAAAAAGTCGTGCGGCGTTATCGTGACGAGCGTGACGCTATTGAAATGCCAAGGATGAAATTCAACATCCTTTGGTCAAACATTTCTGTTCTATTCCCTGCACTTTACGGACGAATGGCAAAGCCTGAAGTTTCGCGTAGGTACATGGATCAAGACCCTGTTGGCCGTTTGGCCAGCACAATGCTTGAGCGCGTGGTTGAGTATGAAGTCACCCAATTCAACGACTTTGACTCAGCAATGCGTGGCGTGGTTGAAGATCGACTTTTGCCTGGTCGCGGTACAGCATGGGTCAGATATGAGCCTGTTATCGTAGGTATTGAGCAACAAGAAACGGGTATGCCCACGGGCATTGAGGCCGATGAAGGCGCAGAAATCACCAATACTGAGGAAATTGAACGTGTTGACTCAGCCCACAGTCCTGTTGATTACGTCTATTGGACGGACTTTTTGCATTCACCAGCACGAACATGGGATGAAGTTTGGTGGGTGAGCCGTTGGGTCTACATGACCAAGGACGAGGGCATTGAGCGTTTTGGTGATGTGTTTAAAAACGTCCCTTTGACCGACCAAAATGATGATATTGACGCCAAAAACCCAATGACAGCCAAAGCGACTTACGGCAAAAAAGCCAAAATTGCTGAAATCTGGAACAAACGCACTAAAAAAGTCTGTTGGGTTGCCAAGGGTTATCCCCAAGCATTAGATGAGCGTGATGACCCGCTAGAACTTGAGGAATTCTTCCCTTGTCCTAAGCCTTTGTTGGCAACAACGACCAACGGGTCAATGATTCCAATCCCTGATTACTGCGAATACGAAGACCAAGCACAAGAGCTGGACAACCTGACGCAGCGCATCTACTTGTTGGTTAAGGCTTGTAAAGCCGTGGGCGTGTTTAACGCTGAATTTAAGGAATTGGGGCGTTTGTTTACAGAGGGCGTGGACAACAAGCTATTCCCTGTGACTGCTTGGGCAGCAATGAGCGAAAAAGGCGGCTTAAAAGGCGCTATTGATATGCTGGACACCAGCGCAATCATTAAAACCTTGCAGCAGCTTTATCAATCACGCGAAGTTGTTAAACAATCCATCTACGAAATCTGCGGCATTTCTGACATTCTCAGGGGTGCAACTAATGCAAGCGAGACTTTAGGCGCACAACAGCTTAAAGCCAACTTTGGCAGTTTGCGATTGAGAGCAACTCAAGGCGATGTAGCTCGATTTGCATCTGACCTGTTCAGAATCAAAGCCCAAATTGTCTGTAAGTTCTACCCACCTGAACTGATCGTGGAAATGTCGGGGGTGATGAACACTCCTGAAGGCCAGAATCCTCAGTTGTTGCAAGCTGCGGTGCAGATGCTGTCAAACAGCACGATTCGGGACTTTCATATTCAGGTTGAAGCCGATACTTTAGCGCAGATTGACGAACAGGCTGACAAACAAAATGCTACTGAAGCGGTCAAGATCATTGGCGACTTTTTAGCTTCTAGCTTGCCGATGGTTCACCAGGCTCCTGAAATGCTGCCGATGATGAGCGAAATGCTTTTATTCTTAGTCAGGCGTTATCGCGCAGGCCGAAGCCTAGAGACGGCCATTGAACAGGCTATGAAGGCTCTACAAGCTAAGGCACAACAGGCCCAAGCGCAACCGCAACAGAATCCTGAGATCATGAAACTCCAAGCCGAGCAGCAGGCCGAGCAGATGCGGATGCAAGCCCAAGCGCAAAGTGAGCAGATGAAGATGCAGGCCGAGGGGCAACTTGCCCAAGCTAAAGCACAGCTTGAAATGCAAATGCAGCAAGCCAAAGTGCAAGCAGACCTCCAGCTTGAGCAGATGAAAGAGCAGTTTGCCCAACAGCTTTCAAATAACGAGCTTCAGGTCAAGGCAAGAGAAATGCAGGGCCGCGAAGAATATGAACGCTGGAAAGCCGAGCTGGATGCGGCAACTAAGGTTTTGGTGGCCAGAATCGGGGCCAATCCTGGTGTTGACTTGCAAATGCTGGAAGCAGAACAAGCGGCGTCCGAGAAAATCACCCAAGAACTTGGTGTGGGTGTACAAAATGCGGTCATGCAAATGGCGCAGATTGCTGACAACATGGCCAACTTACATGGGCAGACCATGCAGGGCATTGGAGAGGCTGTTAAGAAGCTCGGAGCGCCCAAGAAAGTGGTGCGCGGCGCTGATGGTCTAGTGATTGGCGTGGAGACATTATGAGCTTAATGCTTGATGATCGGGTACGTGAGACAACCCAAACCACGGGAACAGGCACGATCACGCTAGATGGGGCGGTGCAGGGTTTTCAGTCTTTTGCGGTCATTGGCAACAACAACACAACCTATTACGCAATTAATAGAGGGTCTGAATGGGAAGTTGGGCTAGGCACGTATTACGGCGGTACATTGAGCAGGGACACAATTTATGCGTCTTCAAACAGCGGTAATAAAGTTAACTTTAGCGCAGGCGCCAAAGATGTGTTTGTCACCTATCCTGCTGAAAAATCAGTCAATAAAGACGCCAACAATCGGGTATTGATTCCATACACAAGTGGTACAACCAATGTTGGTTCGCTGAATGTAGGCGATGCAACAGCACACACAGATTCGGGCGTGATTGCGGGATTTACGGCAAGTGAGCCGCTATATCTTTATACAAGCCTG